GTTTGTGTTTGTTACAATCATATCTTCATATGGCATAGCAAGTCCTTGTTCAGAATTGACAATCTTTGCTGTTGCTGCCATTCGTCCATCTTCATATGTAAGATAATCAGCAAGGAATTTCACATTATCAAGACCAATCTTTGCTCCAGTAGTACCACCAAAAGCATCTTGGAAACAAAGCATTTTTCCTAATGTTCCAGCACCATCAACTTGAGTGTTCCAAGTGAGTTCAATGGAAACTGGTTCATTCATTAAATATAAAGGAAGTTGTACGTTTCTCATCATTGGAAATAATTCTGAAAGTCTAATTGAAAAGACTGGGCATTCAGTTTCAGAAACTGTGATTTGAACAGAAGGGTCAATTGTTGCTGCTGTTTGTGCGGCATCATAAATGACATCTTTCATCTGATAAAATCCAGTTCCTTGATTGTCTGGTTCGAAACAATCATGAGTACCATTTTTAACATAATCTTTCTGTGATTTCTCTTCATTGGTTTTAAATGCTCTTCGAATGGTTTGATGTGTACCATATAAATCAGAAGTAGCAAGAACTTTTGTACCAACCCGAAGAAGGGCTTTTTTAACTAAAGCATGGCATCCAGTTTTAATCGGTAAAAAGCATTTTTTATCTGCTGTTGCATCAGTTGGGTGAATTGACATTGTGATTACAGAACCAACATCAAGAATTCCTTTTCTTTCTAAAACAAAACGGCAAGAATTTTGATTAATAACAATTGGGTCTAATTGTGAAGTTTCTATATTCATTGTTTCTATAGCATTTAATGGCTTAACATTAAGAACGTCGGGAAGTTGTGAATTACTCATCTTTATTATTAATAAAGATATTTTTTTTTTAATAATTAATTTAAATTAAATAAATTATTAAATGTTTTTAAAATGAAAAAATTTAAATATAATATTTGTGAATAAATTCTAATAAATTCTAAGAATTCTAAGAATCAAAATCGGACACATTTGGCATTCTTATATTAAAGAATAAAAGCCAAATGAGTCTTTTACGAAACAACTGAAATTCCTTGAGGGGAATACATTAATTGATTTTGTGCTAATACATATGTAAAAACACTATTTGGTGATGACCCATTGAGGTCACTCACAATTCTTACACCATAATTAGTATTCTTGAAATCGACTCCAACTTTATATGGGTCTTCAGCAACACCAATACCAAATACTTCTTTATTTTCAACTTGGGTGAATTTAGANACATCATTNCCATCTAATGGATTGACATTTGTTGGAAGTTGATTTTGAGTATTAAGTGACATTAAAGAATGATTCATGCTCTGATATGATTTTATACTATTAATAAAATTGATTTCAAGTTCAGATAATGGTCTATCATTTAAAGCTGGAACACTAACATCAATTTCATTTTCAAGAGGGAAATTGACACCACCCTTGAGAAAAGAAACTCTTTGAATTTCTGCATCATCATTGTAAACACCAGCAGTAGCATTCTGTAATTTTGGAGTTGCAAAACCGTCTTGTCCATAATTATTTAAATGAGTTGTTGGGAGGAAGTTATGAAAAACTGAAAGTGTTTTTGCTGTTCCTAAATTATAATTTTGAGTAGCATCAGATGAATTCACGACCGAATATAAATGACTAATTGCATTATATTGTAAAGCTCCCGTTGAAGGATTACTCATTTGTTGTGTTCCTTGTTCATCTGGAACTAAAAGATTATAAGATAAGGATACATCTCTTAACTGATAAAAAGCACCAGTTCCAGCAGCTGCAGTATTTTGTGCTGTTCCAGTATTATCAATCCATCCACCTAAAACTTGAGAATCTGGTGATAATTGTAATTGAACAATCATTCCACGAATTCCATTTGTACCAATTGGAATCTCAGAAGCTCCACTTAATAATCCAGTTCTTAAAGGAATACTAAATGAAACATCTTGATTGACTAAAAATGCACCATTCATGCTTCGTGATGCTGTAAGACTTTCAACTTGAACATTTGTATCTAAATCTTCTTGACTATGTGTAACAGATTGGGCTGATGCCAAATAACGACCATAACTACGTACGACTTCTAAAGTTTGATTTGTCATGGAAGAGAGGGTAATTTGGTCTATTGCTGAAGCAACACCAATACGATTTGATAAAGCAATATTTTTTGCTCCTCCACCTTTATTATTATTATTATCAGCAAGAACAGGTGCGGCTTCATTACTTGTACTGGAATTAACACGTAAAACACCATTTAATCTCATTGAAGAACCAGAAAGGAGTTTCGGTTGATTTGGAATTAAAAATTGCATGATTGGAAAACCTTCTTTGAAACTGTAAGCATTATTGGCTGGAGGATTGAGGGGGAGAATTTCAACTTTTTCTATATTAACGATATTCATCTTTATTATTAATAAAGATATTTTTTTTTTAATAATTAATTTAAATTAAATAAATTATTAAATGTTTTTAAAAAGTAAATATCGGTAAATCAACATTTTATCTGGACACATTTGGCAATCTTATATTAAAGAATAAAAGCCAAATGAGTCCCCTTAAAATAATTACATAAATCTCATAATTACATAACCATGACACCTTTTGAAGAAATATTGACACGTCTTAATGATTGAACAAAATGTTCATATAATTTCTCTTGTGTTGCTCCTTCATATTCTACACGAAGAGATAAATCTTGTGGTGCGAGATTCATGACTTGACCATATTTGGAAAAAGCACGACCTAATAAAAATCGGTCTGGAACTCTTAAAAGATTTCTTACCCCATATCCCGCATTTACTAAACTCTTTTCAAGTTCAACAATATGTAATGCATCAGTTCTTTCTGGATTTTGTGTGTATCTAACAAGATTAATTGGACGGTCTGGAATTAAAGAACCTCCATAAACATATTGATAATTTTGACAACCATCTGTTAAACCTTTGAAACTATCTTTATTAATATTATTTTGTTCAGCAATTCCTAAAGGAATAGATAAGATTGAATATGCACGAGTTTGTACTGCTGGAATTAATTGATTGGTTAAACCATTAGTTGTGGAAAGATTGAATCTATATAAAGTCCATGTTCGATAATCCATGGAGAGACCTTTATCAGAGGAAACTTGTTTCATCATTCCTTCAATATATGCTGGAGGTGGTTGTACTTGTAACATTAACATCTCAATGTCTTGAATAGAATAAGATATTTTAGTTTCTGCTGAAGCAGTAACAGCTGCGGGAGCGGTTGCAATAGTAGTTAAACCATTCACACGGTCTTGTTGTTTAATAAAAATAAAAGAACCCGCTGCATAATCTTTTGCAGTTCCAGTACCATCTGGAGCTTTTCCGAGAGCATCACCAATTGGACGATTTGGATTGAATGTAATTTGAAGGTCATTATCACCATCAACACCAAAAGCAGTAATAATTCCGAGCTGAACTTCATCAGATAAATCAGCCTTAGCAACGTAAAGCATGTCACCAATATCAAATGGATTGTTATTGAATGGAGTAGCATTTCTATTTACTCCAATACCAGAAGCAGCATCTGCTGGTTGTTTAATGGTACATGTAAAAGTGTCATCGAGATTTCCCACAGTTTTTTCTTGTTTTGCTAATGGATTTGCTCCACCAGCACCTTGCATAGCTACTTTGAGTTCCATGACTTGAGAAGAATCAGCAGCAAGTGTACTATCAACAATTCCAGCTTTTGTTGGATTTTGAAGAACTCTATTTAAATTATCTAAAACCATTTGAACCCTTAAACCTTGAGTAGCAACAACAGGGAAAACTCTATCACCTCCTAAAATTCCAGAGTATATTGGCTGTGTGACTTCAATTGTTTTTTCAGTTCTTGCAGTTGTAGCAACAGCAGCACCACCAGTCCAAACTGGAGGTTGACCATATAATAATTGATTATCAACATTCTGATTAGCACTTCTTGCTTCAAATAAATCTCGTTTATGTGCTATACTTTCATTTTGTGTGTATCCCCACCATTGAGCAGTTAAAACGTTGTAATCTTGGATTGATTCCAATTCTGTGGTCCCCGTACCATCCATGATTCTTAAATCACGGAGAAGACTATGTGCTCCCGCTCGTGAATCTGGTTTAGCATAACCACGACCAGACATAGTCAATTTATATTTCAATTGAGTTTGTCTTGGGTCAAAAAATCCAATATGTTGTGGAATTAACCATCTAATATTGTTCTGATTACTTGGATTATAATCAATTTGGGCTTCTGGTTTAATAGAAATTGTTTTTGTCGGAACAAACATCGAATTTTCATTTGCCTTAAACATCTTTATATAATATTAATTAGATTTTATTTTTATATTAATTATTTAAATTAAAAATAAATAATTAAAATATAATGTTTATTATATACACAATGTCTTATAATAAAAAATACGTTCCAAAATCATTAACTAAAGAAGATAAAAAAAAACAAATCAAATCAATAAAAGAACAAAAAGACCGACCAAAGGTAAAATCATTTGAATCAAAAAGAAGCCCTTTTGTAATTCGATTTGAAAAAAAATTCGGATTTCCTATAACTGATAAAACTAAAATAAATAAAACTTTATTATCAACAACAGGTATTAATAAAATCTTAAAAAAAGGTATGGCAGCATATTATACTGGAGGTTCTCGACCAAATCAAACAAAGGAATCATGGTCTTTTGCAAGACTGGCTTCTTCTTTATTATTTGGAAAAGCTGCTGATGTAGATAGAAATGAGTTATTAAAATATGGAAAAGGAGATATAAAAAAAGAAGCAATTAAGAGATTTACACATAAAATGCCAAATGGTCAAATAATGACTGGAAAGAAACATGATAAAAATAGTAAAATCATTAAAACGTAGTTTTAATTAATAATTTTGAAAAAATGAAAATTAAGTGAACTTTAAAAAGCACTTGATGATGCTGGTGTATCTGTAACTGAATCAAATGAAGGTAATACCATCTCTCCTTTACTGGATGCAGTAGAAACTGGTGGTGCTGATGGTGCTTTGTGTGGATGATGAAATAATTCATAAAGTCCTATCCCAATACTTGCAAATATTCCGATAAATGGAATTACTTCTGATGCTCCAGCAACAGCACCAAGAATACCCGCTGTGGCTTCTTCACCACCAGCAGCAGCAGCAGCAGAAGCAGCATCCGCACCACCTTCTGCAGCGGTAGTTGTTACTGGGGCTGCAGTTACAGTTCCACCTACACCCGATTCAAATGTTCCAGCTTCTACTCCCGCACTCATATCTGCTGCGGGAGCTTCTGCAGCTGAAGGGATTTCGGGTGCTTCTTCTACTGGAGGTGCTTCATCTGGTGGTGGTTCTGGTTGTTCTGGGGCATCTCTATCAAGATTAAAACCAAATCGTGATGTAGTTGATGGAATATTTTCAAGAACTCCATCTACATCAGTACTGACACCTTGTTCTGCTGCGGCATCAGCATCGTCACCAAATCCTGTTACTTCTTCGTCTTCTTCTTCAGCTGCTCCAGCATCTTGATTTTCATTACCATTTTCATCTCCTTGATTATCTGGGGTTTCATCCTCATTTTCATCATCATCATCTGGTTTTTTCTTTCGTGCTAATTTTCTTTTTTGATAAGCAGCATAACCCATTTTCCCAGCAATATATGCTCCTCCAATACCACCAGAAACATCTGAAGCTGATTTTAATTTCTCCATTTGTAAATTGTGTTTTTCTGTCCAATTTCTAAAAAAGTCAGTGTCATATGTAGAAGTAAAACTTCGGATACTGTCAACAGCATTTCCAAAACCAGCTACGGTTGATTCGTATTGTGCTAAACCTTGCGACATTATTATTATTATAATAGAAGATATTTATTTTAATATAATAAATTTAAATTAAAATAAAATTATTTTTGACTTTCTTTTTTATTTCGACCTTTAAAAGCTTTCCTTGCTGTCTTTCTCATTCCTCCTTTTTTTGTTGAATCATCAATTTTATTGTCACCAGAAGAACTAACAGCACCTTTTTTACCTTTACTTGTTCCTTTTGATTTATTATAAGCAGCTTTTAATTTAGGGTCTTTTAATGCTTCATTGTACTTCATTTTGTTTTTTGCAGCATATGACTTTACGAATAAAATCCAGGAATTACTCATTGTATATAATATTAATTAGATATTAATTTGAGATAAATAATTTAAATGTTTATTAGATTTTTGATGTCTTGATTTTTGTGATTTTTTAAAAGAAGAACCACATTCACAAATTATTTGTATATTCCAATTATTCCTAACTTCTTTTTTTTGTTCTGGTGTTGTTGTTCTTTTTTTCATTCTTTCCTTTCTTTCTTCTTTATTACAATTCCAATTACAATTGTTACATAATACATTTCTTACAAGTCCAGATTTATGGTCGTGGTCTAATACTTTGTGATATTTACCAAATNTTAAACTAAATTCAATATTACATTGANCACAATTCGTTTTTTCTTTATACCAATCATATAATTTATCATAATCTTCACTAATAATACCATATTTATTTTTCCAATTATAAATCATCCTTTTTTTAATATGATTAGGTTGTTTATGTAAATTTTTCATATATTCAATTCTTTTAGGATTATTCTTTCTTTTATCATCTGCTCTTTTTTGAACTTCTTTTTTATTATTCGGCATACTTTTTAATTAATATTATCCATTTATTTTTAAATGTATTTAATTAATCTTTTTTAGAATATAGTGTCTGCTGTTGAACACTGTGCCCCATCTTTTCGGCTACTTCTTCTTTTTCTTTATTCTGTGCGGGGAACTTCTCAGATATAAAAATATGTCGTATCATGGATGATGAAATATTCTTTCCAGTTGGTGCAAATGTTTTTTGAAGATATTTAGTAAGACCATTTGCGGTCATTGGTTCTTTCCTTGAATTTAAAAGAAGATGTCCAGATTTATTGAACTTTAACCAAATATTTAATGCTGAGTTTAATTTCTTTCCAACGGGAATTACTTTAGTACCATATTTACCAGACGTTTTATATTCACCGAGACTAAACATTTTATTATTTCGTGATTTAATTACCAGATAATTCTTTTCTCTTTTTTGGTCTTCTGATAA